CTCACCGTATTTTTATTCTTAGCTGTGCTTGTTGCCGGCATAGTTTATATGTAAGCACACAGGGCGGCATACTGACATTCATTTTCGGGTAGGAATATCCGAAAAGTTTGTAACTCTTAATTCACGGCAGCTGATTAAACAATAGTATTCGTCTTTACATTTCAGCGGCAATAAAAAGGCTTACTTTCGATACAAAATGTAACTTATTCTTATATTCAATTAGTTATATTGTGTTGGTACAAATATGGTACAGATAACTCAAAAACATCAATAACTAACTAAAGTTTTTGAATGTGACGTAAATGTACAAAACAATTTACATTATCCTCCTTTTACTTCGAGCAGAATAAACCGAAAATACGTTTTTCTTAATTGTTTTGAGCATCCAAATATCCATTTGGGAGTACTTGTCTGTTGCGGTTTGTTTATTCAGCAAGTAGATGATTCGTTGTTCTTTCAATTGTAACAAACGGCCTATAGACAAAGCCAGGACCTCAAAAGAGAGATTGCTACAATATACCCTTTCTGGATACAACTCCTTTTGTTTATTACAATGATAATCACTAAAATTCCTCCAGTCATAAATCTTTGAAGAAATGAAAGTAACTATGGCCGGGTTTAATTTTGCTGTGGTGTTTATTAGTTGCTGCATACTATTATCATTTTTTGACTATTTAGTTTTTTTCAGGAATGTAATACTTCAGGCCACTCTATGAGGCTTGTTGCTCTTCTATTTCGTAAAGTAGATTGTCAATAGCAAGAAACAGCTCAGACGTTATTTTCGCGCTAATTTGGCGCTGAAGCGTACTGATAAAGTACAAGTGTTTGAGAAATGCTTCTTTCTGTGGTTCAAGCAGTTTTTCGGCCTGTTCGTACAATGCTGATAGTTGATTATCTACCATCTCAAGCATATTGCTAATGTCTGTTCCGTGATTCTGATCGTAGTTGCGTAAAATACTTACATTGGATGAGTTTAAAGGAATTGTTTTCATGTCTGTGTTATTTTGGGTATTTAAGTTTGTTGAAAATTACATTTTCTGATACCAAGTTCTGAATACTTAACATTCGGCTGGCCGTATCCAGTTCGGATCGTTTGAAATAGTACTTTGATCTGTTTGAGTTCCCGGAAGGATAAGCGGTAATCCATCGTTTTGAGCGCCATTCGTCAATTAATCTCTTTCCATAAGTTTTGCGTGCCTGTTGCTCTGTTACCACTTCTGAGATTAAGTTCAGATTCGAAAGAGTATTTATTACTCCAATTTGAATTGCGTTTGTAATGATTTCTTCTAATATTTTGTTGTCCATATAATTGAGTTTTAATTGTTGTTTTAAACATCCCTCAGGGTGGAGGGATGTTTTACAAGCTGTGTTTATCTTTATTTAGCGAGTTGGGATTTTTAAACATAACCGGTAACGCTTTCCGGAATAGCTTGTATTTTCAGTTGATTAATCTTTACACATTCATAAAACCTCCTTTTTTAAAATTGAACATAAACAAATTCTATGATTAATCGGTGATTAATCGGTGATTTACCGATAAAATCCAAAAACAAATTATATACTGTTTATTTTGTTCTGCAAACATAATACATATTTTTTATATACACAAACAAAACATAAATTATTATATTTGTTTTTTGTGGTATTAATAATGTAAAGCATTTGTTTGTATCAAATAAACTTGTATATTTGCAAAGTGAAATCATAAATTATACATTATGGAATTAAGAATAAAAGAAATTTGTAAGGAAAAAGGAATTCTTCAAAAGGATTTAGCCAAGAGTTTGGGAATTTCCGACATTTCTCTCAGAGCATCATTGAAAGGTAATCCTACTGTCGGCACACTTGAAAAGGTCGCAAATGCCCTAAACGTAGCGGTTACTGAGTTATTTGAGCCAAAAGTGTCTGGGGCGGTGGTTGTTTGCCCTCATTGTGGTGAAAATATCAACTTAAAGGTAGAGTGAAAATAAAACCCTTTAGAAGCAACCACTGCATTCTAAGGGGTTTTTAATATTATCTCCAACTTATCCACTCTTCAGATACCTTATTTGTTTGAAAATGTGTAGTTTTGTGAAATCTTATTATTAATCAATTAAAAACTATGTTTTATGAAGAAATTAATTTTATTGTTGCTTATTATTTCTCTAAATGTGACTGCTCAAAGTTTTAAACTAACACCCTCGGGTTTTGTTGACCAAATGGATGAAACAAAAGACTATGTAGTTTTAAATTTTGAAGGTAAATCAAAAAAAGAAATTTTCGATTTAGTAAATGCAAAAGTAGTGGGTATGTTTGTATCGGCTAAAGATATTATTAGTAAATCGGGCGAAGATGTTATCACAATTAATGGTATTTCGACCAAAGATATCTCGTTTAACGGTGCGTTTAATTACACCATGAATTATACCATCGTCCTGCTATTTAAAGATGGTAAATTACGAATAAATGCGCCATCACTTAATAATATATCTGGTACGTTTGGCGATATCACAAATAAGAAGCAGCTATTGTTGCAAGGATCTGGAGGTAATTTTCTGCCAATACAATGCATTTACAACAAAAAGGGAGAACTTAAACGCGAAAATAATAAATCCGAACTTGAACAGCTTTTCAATGGTTTTATTCAGGAGATTAAAAAGGGAGTTGAAACGCCGGTCAATTGGTAAATTATTTATACCCCACACGCAAATAACAGCCCCATAATTACGTAGGGCTGTTATTTATAACATTGATATTATTCTAACTTCCTGCCGTAAAATTTCCTATTTCTACCCGGATCGACATTGAAAGACTGTTGTAAATAGTATATTTATAAAGGTTCTAGTTTTAAGCTTTTTTTGTGATTTGTTACATAGAAATAGAAATGATTATGATCGTAAGCTCAATTTTATTGAGTAAATTATCAATATTACTTCTTGTCATTTGCTTAATTGTTCATTTGATAGTTTCTATATAGCTTTCAAATTCATCTTGTAAACCATGTGTTTTACTCACAACCTCATTATATCGAGCTGACGATGCATACCCACTTATAAATTCCATTAGTTTTGTTTCAAAATCAGATAATCCTTCCGCCTTTTCCAGCCATTCGTAAAGAAGACTCGCCACACGTGCCCGCTGTATTTCAGATGTTTTATTGTTTCTGAATCCGCAATTAAGCATAATAGTAGTATATCCAATGTCGGAATTTGATAAATCACAGCCGTATATTTCGCACCTGGTTAAGTCTACACCCCTGAAAATACACTTCTTTAAGATACTTTCCTCGATAGTTATTTTATGCATTCTTGCATCGGTAAAATCAGTTTTACTGAGTTCAGACTTAGTAAAACACACATATCGCAGCAATGAGTGTTTTATAATTGCATTTGAAAAATCACAATTATAAAATTCAATTCTGTTAAAAACAGAATTATGAAGATTAGAATTGATAAATAAAACATTTGAGACTTTTGTTTTTGCTCCAGTTTGTTCGCGAGTTTCATTAAACCTAAAATCAACACTTTGAAGATTTGAACTTGAAAAATTAGTTCCGTTAATATCAACGTCCCTCATATACGCTCCTTTTAGTATTGCATTAAAGAACGTCGCCCGCCTTAAATTTGAGTTGCTTAAATTACAAGCACGGATGTCTGAATTTGACACGTTTGTATTCTCAAAACTACACCATTGGAGTGATTGACCAACCAAACTAATACCCTCTAAGTCCAAATTACTGAAATCTGCATTATCGAGACATACCCCGGCAGCTGCTGCTTGCTGAATACATTCTTTCATTGTTTCGGCTTCAGATTGGTACAGTTCTATGCCGGTGATTGTTTTAATTATCATATTTATTTTGTTTTTGAAGTTGCAGCACCCTTACCGAAACCTTACCGTTGTTTGATGTAATGTTTTACGTTTCTGATTCTGTATCGATTTTTCCACCATTTCGAATTATATTTTCAAGCTCTTCATCAGGTAGTTTGTCCAGGTCGCTGATCAATGTCATCTCACCGCTTATGTTGGTATCCTGTCGGTTCTTCCAATTGTCAGGATCACGATTACAAAGAGTGAAGATAATGGTTGCTGTGTCAGGTTGAAAATACTTGTCAGTTACAATCTTTTCTTTCTCTACAATTATAGGACTGCCTTCATTGTCAACTTCTTTGGAAGCCACATTTACAGTCCTTACTTCTTGTATCATATAGCCTCTGATCTTTTTTATCAGACTTTTTTTTGCTTCAGCAATAATAAATTCATTAAACTCTCCTTTGGCCTTTTTAATTGCCTCCGAAAACTCCGGTTTCTTATCTTTCCATTCGTGGTAAGTGCTTTCTGAAATGCCTAATAATGAGCATATCTCTGCAATTGTGTAACTGTCAGTTCTGATTAGTTCACAAATGCTATCTATCAACTTTTTGCTATATTTTGACATGATTTTACTAATTATATGTTCACTTTCTTGTATAGTGTGGAACTAAATCATAAGTTATCTTGTTTTTCTCATTGATTTTTGTCGCCCCTGTTACTTTTCCTCCAATAAATCTATTTACAATTACTATTGATTGATCCTGGACATTGCAAATTACATTTGCGCTATCAAGTACATCCACGACAATTAAAGATCTTCCTGAAGCATTAATTTTAATTACAGACTCATGTTTTACGTAAACCCTTGCAACTGCATATTCTGTAAAATTAATTTCAACATCAGATTTTCCAAGAACCGCTAATCTCTGCGGATTATTCTGTGTATGTTTTCGGCTAATGATAATCCCGGCTTCGAGATGTCCGGGCACCTGTTGTATGGTGGTCAAATCCGGGTAGTTTTTAGCCAGACAAAAATCGATGTACTTAAAAAACAGATCGCAAAGATCAGTATCATTAGACTGCATAAGATCCTCGAAACCTTCAAAACAAGCATCTATGGGTAGTTTGCCCCTTATTTCTTCTATCATAATCTTGATTTATTTGATTTAGTATTATTTTTAATTTGGGTAAGCTCTTCTTTAACCTCTTTTTTTAGCGAATTAAGAGAATCAACAAGCCCATCGGTGTTATCAGCAGTTCTTCCGGTGTTGGTCCGTATTGCTGAAATATCATCGAGAATTTTATTAATATCCTTCGACATATCGGCAGATACCCCACCAAGCCCCGATTGAGCTGCTATCCATTCCCTGATCCACCTGATATCCATGGCCGTCATATTCCAAAGCCCTACAAGCTGCGAGCCGGTGCCCTCTGTCATTTCTGCCTTCAACTCCCCGGTAACGCCCGACTTCGATTTATCAAGATAGGGACTAAGTGCCGATTCGTATTCAGCGGCCTTGGTATCGAGCGCCGAAGTAAGCGCGTCAATCGCATTTTGCTCTGCGGCGTCAATTTTATTGTCGTTAAGCATCGCGTTTTTAATCGCCGTCATTACATTGTCTACATCATTAGACAATTGCCCTTTCATGTAATTTATCAATGTATTTTTTAATATCCCTTTTACAACATCAGCCGACTTCTGAGCAGCACTTTCTCCGGTGGTCCATGCATCTGCATAGGCCTGTGCAAAACTATCTATTGCCGACATTACAGAAGTGCCGGTAATGGCTTCAACAATTGAGTCATTAAGATCCTCAATCTTATTCCGGTTCTCATCAATGGTCGTTCTCCATTCACCCAATACCGAATTATCCGGCTTTTTCTTGCTTTTTTCAGCCTCAATCTGACGGGAAATAGCACGGTTTTGCGATTCAAGATTCGCAATTTCTTCATTTATCAATTCTGCCTTTGTCGTTGAAAATGCTCTATCAATAGCCCTCTCAAGATCCTCATACGAATCTTTCAACCGCTCAATGGCCTTTTCCTGATTGGCAATTTCCTTGTTCGCATTTTTGGTTCGCATATCAAAAAGCTCGTATCCATTCACAAGCAAGTCTATAGACCCCTGAATAATTGCCATTGGATTTCCTGTGGCTATTCCCATAGCCAGGTTGGCAGCTCCACCTACCATGCCAATCACATTTTCAGCATCTTTCTGTTGCTGATCGTTCAACACTCCCAGTTGATTTAACCCACCTACAACAGATTGTAATATATCCTGAACACCAGCAAGAGACGCAGCTACGGCCATTGCCGTTGCCTTTGTTGCAGCATTGGCCGCACTCTCAAGCTTTGAAAATTCTGTTGCCGACTTGCTTGGATCTGATAGAGCGCTATTATAATCTGTTTTTGCTTTTTTCTGACCTTTAATAGCTGAGCCAAGCATGGCGAATGGATTATTCTCAATTTTTTTTGAACTCACCTTTTCCTGAGCCTCATTGATCTGATCCATGAACTTATTCATCTGATCCACGCTCAACTTCCCTGCTGCCCATTCGTCGGCAAGCCGCTGACGAAGATCGTCGAGCAACGCCTCTGTAGTGTTTTTAGATATCAGAAGTTTTTCATCCGACAGTATTTTGTAAAGTTCGGTTTGCTCTATCAACGAAGCCGTTGCCTCACTAACAGCCTTATCACGTTCTTTTATGGCATTATTTGCATCTTCCACCATGCCATCTTCCTGAAGCTTCTTAATCTTTTCATTATAGTCATAAGCAATCTGAACACGCTTGTCAGCAAACTCACGGGCAAGGTCCAATAATTCTTCACCCCAAACTTTTGTTGCTTCAGCTTTCTTCTGTCCGTAAGCCTTTATGAGGTTCAGTTCTTCGGTTTCAAGTTGTTTTCCAAGGTCTGGATCAATCGTATTAATTGAAGCCTTCATGCTTCCGGATTCAGTTGAAAGGGATTTAAAGTGCTTATCGCCTTCATGTGCTTTGTTATAAGCATCAATTATTGCAATTTCTTTATCTGTGATCTTTTGAATTTCTGCCTGTTTTTCAAGTTCAATTTGAGCCAAACGATTTTGAAGGTTATCCTCTGAATTTTTAATGAGAATGTTTGCAGTTTGGTTTTGCAAATCAACTAATAACTTCTCAAGATCCTGATTTGCGTTATATTCACCAGATTCAATACTTTTATTTATCTTATCTAATGCGGCTTTTGCTTTCTTTTCTGCAAGCAGCCTGGCTTTCTTTTGTGCTGGAGTTTCTGAAACTCCAGACTCGGTATTTTTTGCATCAATAGAAATTAACTCAGTTTGCAATTGCTCAATTACTTTTCCGTAATTACTTGCTTCTTTTGCCAACTTTGTCCATGTTTCAAGTGCCCCGGCTTCACCAGCGAAGAGCTCTTCTCCATTCATTTTTTTCTTTACAGCCGTTTTAATGACATCATTATTATCAGTTTTGTAATTATTAAAAGCTTCATCTGCTCTTGACTGTCCTGCCGCCGCTGCTTTAATTTTTTCTGCAATAACTAGCTTCTTTACATACGTGTCAAGTGCATCTGAATTATTATTAATCAATATACCCTCCTCGGTTAAACTCGCATTGTAGTCAGGAACTATTTCTTTTAGCTTATCAAGTGCAATCTTACGTTCTCCATAGCTTTTGTTGCTGTCATTCAGTATTTTTTTGAGCAGTTCTAATTGTGTGACTTGCTGTTTTGTGTTTTTTTGAGATTCTTTTTCCAAATCATTCAAAATTTCCTTTTCAGTTCGCACATCTTTTGTTGAACTTGCGTATAATGTCATAGCTCCGACCAACCCCATTACCAACATAGTTGCGGCAACATATGGATTTGACAACATTGTTTTATTTAGCAACGCTTGAGCTTTTTCTGTAAGCAACAATGCATTGTATTGCAGCATTTGAGCTGCGGTATAGCCTTTAGCTGAGCTTATTGCAAGGTTATTAGCTGCTACGGCAATAAGAACACCGGCTTTGTATGATCCATAAACAGCAACTAAGCCAATAAGTACTTTTCCAACCGTTTCGTAATTTTCAATCAAAGTTGAAACACCACCTACGGCAGCATATAAGATTCCACTGTTTGAAGTGCCAATTGTGTTGTACATAGCCTCTAACTTGTCCTGTAGATTGGATAATTGACCTGTAAGGCTTTCCGATATCTTAGCATTAGCACCGGTAACGCCTTGGAGGTCTCCAAGTGAAAGCATATAGGCCTGTATAGCCGAATTGGTGTTATCGACCGTGGTCTGTTGCTCTTTGAACGAGAAAGTAACTTTATCGCCTTGTGCGCTGGCTTTGATACCAAACTCCTTTAGTCGTTCAAACTGTCCTGTTTGTGCATCGAGTAAAGCTTCAGTAAGTTGGTCGAACGATTTTCCGGTAGAACTGGCAAGGTCACCAAGCTTCACAAGTTCCGATCGTGTTGGTACAAAACCCTGGTTGGCCATTTTAATAAATGCAGCCGTAACCTCGTCCAATTGAAAGGGGGTTGTGGCAGCAAATTCAGCAATCATGTCGAGTGCAGCTGCTCCCTCTGCTTCGCCAAGCGTATTTTTAAGAACAATTCCAAACTTCTCAAATTTGGCTGTTGTGTCTAAAATTTGCTTTCCTAACATACCTATAGCAGCCGTTCCCCCTATAGCAGCAAGAGCGGAAGACACTTTTTTAATTGATGATTCCATTTCAGATACATCTTTTTTTACCTCTCCTGACATTTTTCCGATAATTGATTTTGTCTCTTGGGCATCTTGCATAAGGCCACTATTATCTATTCCGGTAGCCCAATACATTGCGCCATTTTGATTTATTATACCCATGATTACTTGAATATTTTTTTAATAGAACTATTTAAATATCTTTCAGTCAGAAGAGCAGAGCTGCTTATTACTTCGTAGCCCTTAGCTTCAACGCATATTGCGTAATCCATTCCGGCAACACCTATTAGCACAAGTCCTTTTAAACCTGAAGCAATTGCTGCTGCAATTCTTTTGCCTGTTGCAATGCCTTCTGTTCCATTTGCTGTTTGTTGAAAGCTAGATGTCAATACTGCTCCATCTTTCACAATAATATAGCCTATCGAACTTCTAAGGTTTCCTGTTTGATCCTGGTACGATCCGCTTTCGCGGGCCAGCTTTACAAAATACTCTCCGGCTTCTTTAAGCATTTCGTAAATCGCTGCTTCGGCCTGTTCTTCGAGAACGTCAAACCATTTATCTAAATCAGAGTCGGAAAATAGTTGTGTAAATTTCATTGATTTATAATTGATTATTCATAATCACAAATTACCAGAAATATGTCATCATTATTGATATCATAATCAAACATTTCCAGCACATCCACATTTGAAGATAATTCTCCTAACGATTTTTTGAATAAATTCAAAGATTTTGCTGCATCTTCATGTAATTTTCGGCGTCTAATACCTTTTTCACTGATTACATAGGTTCTATACGATTCCTTTAGTTTTTCTTTTGAAGCAGCCGAGAAGACAATGTTTTTATTCTCAGAGATAGACAAATAGTTCAACAAATCTTGACGACTGTGTGACGAACATTTATTTATTAGAACTTCAGCATTTTGTCTAAGTTTTGCAATTGCCATTAGCGCAGAATCTACCGCGGTATCAACCAGAAGTTCCTGTGTTCCATTAAAAATCTGGTCTGTCAACTCACTTTCAATTTTACTTGATGAGTTAAATAGAATATCATTAAGATAGATGTCAGATAGATATGCCAATTCAAGATTCTCAAAAGATTTCTGAATGGCAGGACAATGAGGTAAAATATTTTTATCAATAAAACTTAGATCCGCGCTGATAGAGATATGGTTCTCCTCGATCATAATTTTTTTTAGATTTTCCATATTGTTTTTATTCTAAAGTATATTTATTTGCGCCTTAACCGATTATTAATTAATATATTATTGTTAAGTAAATCTAATTTTTCATCATTGGACATGTAATAGCTTCGGAGTATTTTATATATTCTTCCGTGTGTTTGCAGTGGATGTGGAGGTTTCTTAATGCGTCCTTCTAAGAAGAGAACCCAGGCTACAGCACGTTTTATAGGTGTCCATAATGTGTATTTTTGATTACCGGAAGAGGGGTAACCCATTAAACTTTCACCACAAACAAAGGCATGTTTGAAGATGTCTTTTTCAAACATGTCCAGGTCAAATCTATCTACTATCTGAATAACTTCTTGGTATTGATTCAAATAATTACCTGAAATATCAATTTGATCAGTCATCTTGTCTTCTATCTCCAGTTTCCGATAATCAACATTTCTATCAACCGGTAAATGACGGTTCTTATGCCGATATGGTGCGGTGTCTGACTGAGCATTCATTTTGATCATTCGCAAGACAAAGAAGTCAAGTTCGGTGTATGGTCCTTTTCCCTTGTTTAGTAGGTCAAGAAGGTAATTCTCATCTTTTTTTAAAAGAGAGTGTAGTACCTCGTTCAATACGTCAACAGCTTCATCTGTGAGCCCAGCCTGAGTTGTTTGAAATTTTGAGTAATCTAACCAGCGCTCATATCGCTTGTTTATATATTTTTCGATTTGTGCATTCATAATAATTTCATTTTAAGCTATCTCCTCAGACTTTCACCTTTGAACTCAATCCGCTTACTGGTGGAAACGATTCTTTCAAGAACCCGGGAACCATAGCGCTGTTCTACTTCAGGTCCATTCAGGTTAGTAGATATGATAAGTAGCTTACCATTTTGCTCGGTTGCATCCAATAGCTCTGCGATAGGGAGTCGCTTGTTTCCGAAGTCGTTTAGAAGGCTCTCAGTTCCCAAATCATCGATAGATATAATTTTCTTTTCAAGTACATCATCAATTGATTGATTCAGTTGTATTGCTGATTTTATAGTACAAACTCTGTTATAATAGGCGTAAATAATTGATGGAATGACGTATCTAGAAATCAACGTTTTTCCGCGTCCACAACTACCAAATAAAAAAAGTCCTCGCCCTTCGTTATTTTCGAGCCACTTTACTACATTTTCATACTCAGGAAAGAATACGAACTCTTTGTGTTTATCCTCAATAGAAAGAAAGTATTTGAAACTATTGATAAAAACTGTTTTTGCATTTGGGATTTTGATATGTACTTTTTCACCGGGGACCGGTAAACAGTAACCCTTCATTTTTTCTGTGAAGAAATTAGGGTCATTATGATCAATATTGTTTTGCATAATGTTTATGTTTAAAATCGTGAAACTGTAGTTGAATTTTTCTGAACGTATGCAGCGGCCGGGTGTTTGAACTCGGTTTTTTCTGATTTTTCCCAAGTGTGCATTGATGCTTTCCAATCCTTCATCTTGTTTTTTCCGACGAGCCAACCTTTACTCTGATAAAAGTTGAAAAACTTTTCAGGATCCACAGAATTTTTTCTCTCTAAACAATAATTTTTAATTTCATCAATAGTGGGTGTAATAAATCGTTTCGATTTTTCCTTACCTTTATTATCAGTATTTACATTATTTAAATTTTCATTCTTATTGTTTGTGTTCGTCTGTTGTACTGTCTGCTGTCCGTCTGTTGTATTGCTTGCGGTACTGTCTGTTGTACTGTCTGTTTGATATTGGTTGTAGTTACATATTGAAATTAAGGTAGTTACATTGTTTTTCTGTTGTACTATTTGCCCATCGTTTTCAAGTGATAAAATGAACCTTGATACCTTACCTCTGGACCACTTCCATCTTTTGGCAAAACTCTCTTGACTCATACCAATTTGACCTCTTTCAACAGTGACTTTATTACCCCGGACGTAAAAATAACCCTCCTTGTGATTAGCAATTAAAAGCATATCCACCCATGCCATTATACGAGTAAATGGCTCTGAGAAATACAAAGGATTTTCAATTATCTTTCTATGGAGTGAGATCCAGCCTTTCATCATTAAAACCCTTCATCTTTTAGTTTGAATCCACATTCCGGAACGAAACGCAAACCTTCTATTGAATAGTTATAGGTAAAAAAATCAATTCCAACTACAGCGCGCGTTCCCCAGTTAGAATCAAAACAAAAAATATCTGACAAGTAAGCAAAAGCGCCGCTTTTGTCAATTTCTTTACCAACAAGTACAAGTTTAATGTCAAATGGGAAGTGTTTATTACGGGTATTGATTAGGTATGATACAATTCCCCGGGCACAGCTCACAGCTTTAAGGAAGGCTGAAATGCCAACTTTCTCATCCTTAATTATGTAGATTGTAAATAACAGACCATGTCCATTTCCATTATGAAAACCATCGTGACCAGGTCCTTTGAATGTTTTTTCAACAGTCAGTATATTGGCTGTCCCGTAATTGCCGATTTTTACAGACTGAAATTTCTTTCCATTTAGGCAGATAAGCCCTTTGAGTAGCAATGTGATATTATCTGATTCCGAAATAATATCAGTAATCTTTTTGTCAAAATAGTCCATCTTGATATGAGTTTTAATTGTTTGTATAAGCAGAACTGGCAATGAAATAGACTTTATATCTTGAAAAATCTGTTTTAACCCAGTAATCTGAAATTACAATACCGGCATTCCTTATAAATCGGATATGTGAACGTGGATCCGGTATTCTTAATAAAGAGGAAAGTTGTACAACCGAGTATTGTCCACCAGCCAATAACAATTCGTAAATCCTTTGCCGGATTGGATTATCTGCGAAACTTATTTGTGTGTTTTCAATCATGACGACTTACTCCTCCTTTCCTTAAGCGATATTGTTCGGCTTCAGTCTGTAACTCGCTTTCACTTTTCCGTTTCCCGGATGCAAGCCACTGGTCGATTTCAGATTTAAGAAACCGTAATGCTTTTGCACCTTTGTGATGAGGAATTTTCCGAGAACTTACCCACGAATAGATTGTTGCGGCTGCAGGATGATCAGGTAGGTACTCCATGAGTTCAGGAAGATTCATCCATTTGTCTAAATCTTCTTTTGGCTCTTTTTGGTTACTTAAAGCAATCTCTACCGCCCTATTAACGGCCTCAGTTACTACTTTAGAAAGTTCTTCGTTTGTTGTTAGAATGAATTCCATTTTGTATCGTTTTTTGAATTTGACATTGAGGCGGCCAACCTCGTTTTATTCAACGTTGTGATACAAAGTTATGGCTAGTTTGCTGTGGTCTGTCTGTGGTAAATATCAATATAATAGAAAAAAAAATAGCGAGCTAATATGTTGTATATTAGCTCGCTATTTTTTAATGCGACTGTGGTGACTGTGGTTCGTCTGTGGCTAAGGATATTTTATCTATGTTTGTTAGTGGTTTTTTCTGTAATTTCAAATTTATTTCTCATTATAGCGTCCACGTTTTTTTTGTATTCTGGTGTTGTTTTTGAACCATTGCCGGAACATTGTTTCTTATCCTTTTGTATGCTATTCGCGGCGGATGAATACCATTCTTCATTCATACCTCCATATTTGGTAAATGCGCAGATCATATAGTCCAAACAAATTTTCTTTTTTTTGTATATCTTACTGAAATTTGCAGTAGCAACTGATTTAAAAAATTCATGTAATTCGCAATTAATGACACCAGCGTCTTTTAGAAACGTAAATAACTCATTTGTTTTGTTTACATCAATATCGTATGTTTTTATATCAAATCCATTATTCTCTGTTTTAGTTTCAGCTGTTGAATTCACAGATGCTCTCAGTTTTTTAAATAACTCAACAATACTTTCGCAAAGCATGTTTATTGCCAAGGCTATATTTCTCAATTTACTTTCTATAAAACCCTCTTCAGATTGCAGAAGACCACATAATCTTAACTCTTTAATATATCCACCTAATTCATTACTTTCATCAAATAAAAGAGAGCTTAAATCATAATACTTCATATCTATCTCCGGAAGATGGCCATTCCATCTTTCTCTATAAATATTGCAGAAGCCATTGATGTCAGAAATATTCTCACAGTTTTTCCAAAATTCACGTTCTATGTCATTTTTTCGAGGCTCATTCTTAATTATAATTTCAGCAATAATGTTTTTATACGGTTCATTAGGGTATTTTTTGTTGATAAAAGACATTAATTTGTCAGAATCTAAATTTGAAAATTCAGTATTATTGTCATTATTAAATGTTACAAATGATTGTATTTGCCAATATGATTTTGTGATACGCTGTAAAATTAGGCCCTCATCAAATCCATACTTTAAATAATCCTTTCCAGCATTTAAATCATCTCTTTTTCCAAATGATTTAGCATAAAGTCTTATCCTCTCAAGTTGTTTTTCTTCTTCTGATTTATCTGATTGTGTTATTTCAACAAGGCTTTTGTAAAGAGCTGATAATTTATGATTGTCGCTATTTTTTAAATCATAAGCCTCTCTGAAATTGAATGGACTAAGTATTAGGCAGCTATCCTCGATTAATTCAATTAATCTATCTGTTTTTGTAAAATCTATTTCCATAACCAACTTCATTATAAGATTTTTATTTTCTCAGAAGCCTCTCTCTTTGCTTCCTCCAACGTTTTAGCATATACCATGGTAGTTTCAAGCTTCTTATGTCCGAGCATTTTCTGTATAGTGGTTATCTGGGTACCACTGGCCAGCTGAAGCGTGGCAAAAGTATGCCGGAAACAATGAAAAGTTATGTTTCGGGTAATGCCGGCAGCACCTAACCATTGAGCCAGGGCCTTATTTGCATAAGCCGAATACTTCAATCCAGCAAATACAAGTGTGTTTGACGCCTTTCGTTCACCACAAAGTTGTAAAGCCTGTTCGGATATTGGTAGCTCCTCATATTTGTTAGTTTTTTGTATGGTGTATTTAAGAGTATATAGCCCATTATTCTCAGTTAGTTCACTCCACTTCATTTTTAGAATATCAGAGTGCCTTAGCCCGGTAAGTGATGAAAATAGAGCTGCCCTTTTGAGAACATCATCGGTACAAGATGTATTTACAAGATTCCTTAGTTCATCAAGAGTAAGAAACCCCCTGTGAGTTTCCTCTTCTTTAATGCTCTTCAGATCGGCGTTTATATCTTTGGGCAAGTATCCGTATCGATAAGCTGTTTTCAGGGCAATCTTAAACTTTACAAAGTATGCCGCCGCGGTATTGTTGGCCAACTTTGTTTCTGTCTTGTTTCCTGTTATCGTATTTTGTGATTCCGGGGATGTTGTTTTTTCGTCAGTTTTTATTCTGCTGCGGTTGGATGTTGTTGTCAGCAGGTAGTTTTTAAACCCTTCGCACCATTGTAAGGTAATGTCGCAAAACCGAATTGTGTCGCTTTTGTCTGTTTTCTGTAAGTATGCTTTGAGGTGAAGTAGGGCAGATGTCCAATTGTCCTGATTTGTGGCGTTTTTCTCAACGGCAATTTGCTTGAAATAGGCCATAAAATCACCTTTGCTACGTTCTTTAGCTTTCAGCATTTCCGCTTCATTCTCAGTGTATATTTCGGCTTTGTCAAGCTCGTTCTGGCGGTTATTTCGAATTATCTCGGCCAATCGGATAGTTTCATTGTCATTCGGATTATATTTGTTAGAACCGTCGCTATTAACCTGAAGTCCTCCATTACGTTTTTTTAATGGAAAAACATATATACCCAGATATTCACGCCTGGTAGGTTTACCGGTTGCTGGATCAGTAACAGCCGGATAAAAATCGAGATACAAAGTTTGCTTTCCTGATTCCAGTATCCTGAACCGCAACGTTACTTTTACTCCTTTAGCTTTCTTTCTCATGGCTTTTGCTTTTTGAGATCGTCGATATGTAATTTTGAATAATATCTTTTACCGTTTAGTTGCTTCTTGGGAATCTTATAAGCAGAAATGAAACTGTACACTGCTGTTTCACTCATGTTGTACTCTGTCATTATCCCGGATATGCTCATCCACTCAGTGAGGCTCTGCAATGCTTCTTTAAATCCCCGCTTTTTGAAATAAGTATCAATGGGTTTCTGAGCAACCAGCGTAAATCGACCGTTTTTCCTCTCAGGTATTCCCTCCAACGTGATAATCTTTCTAACTTGCCGGTATTTAATCCCGTATTTTAGAGTTATTTCTTCCAACGTGTACCAGTCCGCAATTGGTTTTTGCTCCTGATCTTGCTTTAGCATCTCATACCGGGAAGCATTATCAATAAATGTTTCCAGCTCTACTTTCTTTATCCGGGTCGTTCGCTTTGTTATTCTTGTTGCTGGTAACATACCCGAAGAAACATATCTGTAAACGGACCATCTACTAACCCCGAGTAGTTTTGCAGCCTCTGTTATTCCCAGATAAGCCCGCTGTTCAACCTTTGTTCTTAGTGCCTTATTGGACTTCTTTGCACTTAGCTCTTCAGATAGTTTTACAGCCACTTTACGCCGATTGGCTTTGTATGCTGTTCTGTTACATTCGTGGGAACAGTATTTTGTCGATATTCTGTCAGCTTCAAAGGGCTTTCCGCACTGCTCACATATCTTTCTTATTTTCTGTTTGGCCGTCGACATATCGGTAATTTCGCCCACTTTTATGTTGCAGTATGTAGCGCTATGTAGTATATATGCACTTTCTGTCTATTGTAGTGGTACAAATTGAGCTGATTTGTACCACTGGTACAATAATGGTACAAATATAATATAAATAAACCGATACTAAACATAAGATAACAAATAATTTTTCAAAACAAAAACCGTTGTAAATTTGATATTTACAACGGTTTATAATAGTTTATTATTTGTTTG